ATTTTCAACGCGTTGAACGTTTTGTCACTTGTTCTGTGTGACAATTTTTGTTTTCTGTTGCAAGTATAATTTCGTTGCAATTTTTTGTCTCTGCAAGTGCTTGATATTACACAAGTTTTTTGTTGCATATTTTTGTATTTTTGGCACGGTAAGTGCATATTATAAGGTGAACGTCAACCGCAGTCAGTATTGGATGTATAACCTTATAACAGGAGGGGAAAGTTATGGACTGGTTAGTATACATAGTGTGTATTGTGATTGTGTGCATACCTGGGTTAATTATTTATAAGATTAACAAGTCATAAACAACCAAACCTTTAACAAGCAAAAAGGATTTAATGATGGACAATCAAGCAAAGGAAAAAGATTGCATTAGAGATGGGCATCAATGGGAATTTCTGGGTGAATTGCAAGCAAGAAATATGGACGACTCAGATTTTCTACCATATTGGAAGCAGGTTAATATTCCAGTAGATGTTTGTCAGCATTGTGGTCTTTTACGTATCAAAAACAATAATATAGACAGTTACTAAACAACCAAACCCTAACAAGCAAAGGAAAAGACAATGAAGAATGTAAAAACAGCGGTAAAAAGTGGTGGAGAGCTCCTCGGTAGTGTAACGGTCACAACGTATGAAGATAAGCAGGAACTACGTGCAAATGCTACAGATCGTGACGTTAAGGATTTGAACCGGCAACGTGTCACGGACGCAATGAACGTTTTCCGTGCAGAACAGACACGCGAGTTTTCCACGGCAAGTCAAGTTAAACGTGTTGAAAAATCCCTCGCACCTGATGTCGCTGCAAAATTCAAAGAAGAACAAGCGGCACTGTTGGCAAAGTATCAGTCTGCATAACTTCACCGTGGGCAGGGCGCTTGTATGCTCTGCCCTTTTTTCTTGCATACTATGTGCTTCTTTTCACAATGTTATGATCTGCTTTTTCAGTGGGACCCACTTGTCACTTATACTTTGCATATTGTATAACATATATTATGTGTCATTATGTCCTATATATTGTTTATTATGCTGTACTATATAATTGCATGAAGTGTCCTAAATATTATGCAACTTTTTTTGTGTCACATAGCCTGCGCGGATGCCTCTCTAAATCCTCCCAAATTTTCAACACCAGCTACACTTGCTACAAAGATGGCTAAAAGTTGCAAAACGAAATAACTTGCACTATAATAGATAAAAGGGGATTTTATGGAAAAGTGGAACGAGCTAGATAGGCTAGTAAAGGAGCTAAAATCAAATGCTGAGAAAATTAACTCCAAGACACAAAGATATAGTGAGAAGGACAGCCTTAGGGGAGAAAACGCAGGAGATTGCAGAAGATTTGAAGATGGCACAAAAGACGATTCAGACTCTTTTGCGGGAGCCTCTTGCACTTGAATATCTTGGGTATGTGGAAAGTAAAATGGAAGAAACAATGTCCAATAGAATGGACGTGATGGATAAAATAAATCTTGCTGCAAACACTGCGGCAGATTTTTGCATAGATGCTATGGGAGGAAAAGTCAAGTATGGTGATGGCACCGAGGAAAAAGTCCCCATTAGTATGAGACTCAAAAGTGCGTGGGATCTTCTTGATAGAAATGGAAACATGGCAATGAAAAGACTTGCTGTTGATTTAAATTATGGCGACGAGATAGTTGCAGCATACAAGGAAAAGCATGAGTAAGAATCTCAGAACTGATTTTAAAACTGCGATACAACATTATGAATCACATCCAGTTGATTTTGTGAGGGAAGTTCTCCATGCTGATTTAGATCCTTGGCAGATTGAAGCGTTTGATAAATTGGTAAATAACCACTTTCTTGCGATTAGAAGTGGTAATGGAGTTGGTAAGACTGCATTTTTAGCTATGGCTCTGCTGTGGTTTATTTCTACAAAACCACACTCAAAAATACCAACAACGGCGCCGAGCCAACATCAACTTTATGACATCCTCTGGTCAGAATGTTATAAATGGATGACAAGAAGCAAATTTCTCGAAAATCTCCTCCACTGGACAAAGACAGGAATTAGTGTGAAAGGATATGAACCAGTGTGGTACGCTGTTGCTCGTACGGCGGCAATATCTCCAAACACAGATATTGCAGAAGGCCTACAGGGATTTCACACCGAAGATAATTTGCTTTTTATTGTTGATGAAGCATCTGGTGTGCAGGAACCAGTTTTTAATGCAATGGTTGGAGCTTTCACGGGGCAAAATGCATATTGTATTCTTGCTGCAAATCCAACAAGATCAGAGGGATTTTTCTACGAGATATTTAATAATCTAGCCATAGGAAGAATGTTCATCAATGGATTACTGCACGTGTCATCTGAAGATTCCCCGCGAGTTAGTAAGGAATGGATACAGTTAATGCTCGATAGATATGGCCGTGAACATCCCATCTTCCATATAAAGGTGTTGGGGAACTTTCCATCAAAAGATCTTGATCTTCTCATTCCTCCATCTTTTGTTGAAGCAATGCAACACAGTAAAATGGACATGACATTATCACCAAAGATGCACACAGAACTTGGTGTTGATGTTGGGAGAGTCAAGGCTGCATCGGTTTTAGCAGTACGGCAAGGAACCAATGTGCTTGAATTTGCAGAAAAATATAAGCCTGGGCAGGTTTCAGATACCCTCGAGGTGGCACAGTGGATTACTGGATATATTAATGACTACGATCCACAATTTGTAAAAATTGACGCCATTGGAATTGGTGCAGGAGTATTTGATATCTTACATGCAATGTGGGGAGATAGAATAGTTCCTGTTATTGGAAGTGCAAGAGCAGTACAAAGTGATAGATATTTGAATGCCCGTGCTGAGGGATATTGGAACCTGAGGGATAGGATATCAAATATTTATTGCAAGTCCTGGCCAGACAGGCTTATTACTGAGCTGTCAGACATCAAACAGATGACAACTAGAAATGGCAAAGTTCAAGTTGAAAGTAAGATGGATATGAGACAGCGTTCATTGAGAAGTCCTGATTATGCTGATGCTCTCATGTACTCATTTTATTCCGACACATCACAACTACCAGAAGAGCCTTATGTATTTCCCTCCATAATTACAGATATAAATAACAGCTTGGTAAGCGATAGCAGACCAAGTTCTGGATCAGTTTGGATTACTGATAAATATGCTTCATTATCTTCAAGTAAATGGAGGAGCCTTAACTAATGTATCGCCTCAGTGAAATAGGAAAAACTGGCTTAAAATGGTCATATGGGTATATATATGATGAATTTCTTTCCCAACTTCGTGGGACTATGGGAGTTAAACAATATACTGAGATGGCCAACAATGACTCAATTCTTGGAGCCTGTCTATTTGCCATCAAACAAATTCTTCGCGAAGCCAGATGGTCAATAAAAAAGGCAGATGATTCACCCCAAGCAGCAGAAGATGCAAAATTTTTAGAGAGTAACATGCATGGAATGAAATATTCCTGGCCAGAACTTATTCATGAAATATTATCTATGATTGAGTACGGTTGGAGTTGGTTTGAGATTGTATATAAGCGTGATGAAAATGGAAAAATAGTATGGAAAAAGATTGCTATTAGGTCGCAGAAGTCACTAGCAAGGTGGGAAATGGCTGAAAATGGGACGATTTTGGGCATGTGGCAACGTCCAGCACCAGATTATAAGTCATTGTATATTCCTATAAATAAATCATTGTTGTTTCGCACATGTCTCAATTCAGATAATCCAGAAGGATACTCAGTTTTACGACCGGCGTATCGAGCATGGTATTTTAAGAAAAATATCGAGGAGGTTGAAGGGATTGGTGTTGAAAGGGATCTTGCTGGACTTCCAGTTGTCACTCCCCCAGAACTTTTTGATATGAACGCTGATGATGACAAAACTAAAGCTGCTATAAGTTATGCAAAAAAGCTCATTGCAAACATTAGAAGAGATGAGCAAGACGGTGTATTCCTTCCGCCTGGGTGGAAATTGGAACTTTTATCATCTCCGGGAAAAAGACAATTTGATACAACAGAGATTATCAATAGATATAATAAAGAAATGGCCGTTACTGTGCTGGCTCAGTTTATCATGCTTGGAATGGAAAGAACAGGGTCTTATGCGTTGGCTGGTGAACAAACTGACATGTTTTATCTGTGCTTGGAGGGATGGATGCACAGTATCCAAAGTATATTTAATCGCTATGGTGTACCAAAACTGTTTGCTCTTAATGGTGTAAATGACCGGCCATTGCCGTATATAGTT